AAAAATTTTGGATATGAAGAAGTATATCTATATTGCTATAGCAGCTATTATCTGCTTACTATCAGTATGCCTTGCCACTCAATGCAGTAGCTCAAATAAATACAAGGCATTGTATGAGAAGGAACTTCAAAATGTAGAGGCTTATCAGATAGCCAATTCTGGTCTTGAAGGTGAAATAAGACAACACAGAATGACTATCTCTGAACTCTATGCCAGCAAAGATTCCATAGACAGGAAGCTTGTTGCCACTATGCAGAGGTTGAAGATTTCTGATAATAAGATTCAGGACCTTCAATATCAGTTAAGCCAAGCTCAAAGAGTGGATACAGTCACAGTATCCGACACTATATTTGTGCCTGATGTGAATATTGACACCACCATTGGAGACTACTGGTATAACATGAGACTGCAATTGAAGTACCCTTCAACAGTTACCACAACACCTACCTTCAACAGTGAGCAATACATCTACATCTATAATGAGAAGAAGTATGTAGGAGGCAAAAGTAAATGCTTTTTTGTTAATTGGTTCAAGAAGACATATATTTCAACTGAAGTAAAAGTGGAGGAGAAGAACCCACATATAAAAATCACAAACCAAAAATTCATAAAAATAGAAGGAAATGAATAGTGAAATCATCATTGCATTAATAGGCGTTGTTACTACTATTGCAGGTAGCTGGGCTTCTTATTTCTTCACTAGGAAAAAATACTACAGCGAAGTAGATAGTACAGTGATTGATAATATGAAACAATCATTGGAGTTTTACACTAAACTATCTGACGATAATAAAGCAAGGCTTGAGGAAGCTCTTAAGAGAAATGAGCAACTTGATGAAGAGGTGAGAGAACTAAGAAAGCAAGTTAATGAACTTATGATGTCTATATGCTATGACTTAACTTGTAGTGCTAGACAAAGATTACCTAGAACTCCTAAAACAGCAAAAGCTAATGAGAAACATTAAGAGAATCTTCATACACTGCACAGCCAGTTATCAAGAGACTTACAAAGATGAGAACCTTGTAAGAGAGTTCAAAAGAAAAGGTTGGAGATACCCTGGTTATCATTATGTGATTAGACCTGATGGAACAATCTTCAATATGCTTTCAGAAGACAAGGTTTCTAATGGTGTAGCAGGCTACAATAGCACAGCAATCAACATTTCTTATGTAGGTGGAATTACAAAGAACAATCATAGAGGTGTTGATAACAGGACTCCTCAACAGAAAGCAGCTCTATTAAAACTCCTTCAAGACCTAAGAGTCAAGTACCCTAAAGCCTATATCATGGGACATAGGGACATCAGTCCTGACAAGAATGGTAATGGCAAGATTGACACTTGGGAATACATCAAAGCCTGCCCCTGCTTTAATGCTATGGAGGAATATAAAGACCTTAATCTAGGTCTAACCAAACCTGCAAACTAAGTACTTTTCTACACAACCTCTAAGGATTTTCCTTAGAGGCTTGTGTATATCAGAAAAAGTGTGTAATTTTGCATTCAGTTTAACTAACTAAAAGGAGAAGATAATTATGGATGGATTAGGAATTGACAACATTCTAGATGGGGATGAACTGAGTTCAATCCTATTTGGAGGTGATGAAGGTGGCACCCAACCTGAGGAAACTGAAGAGGGTGGAAAACAACCAAGTAATGAAGAAACAGACACTGCTGAGGTAGACCCAGACACATTATTTGATGATGATGGTAGTAGGGAGCCAGAGAGCGTAGGTAGTGAAGAAGAAAATAACAAGGGCAACAAGGAAGATACCAATTCCCAAGAGGGTGGTACTTCTCCTGACTTCTTCTCTTCCATTGCCACAGCTTTTGCAGAAGAAGGTATCTTCCCAGACCTTGATGAAGAGACTATCAACAACATTAAGGATGCCCAGTCATTCAGGGAAGCCATTGATGCACAAATCAAGGCTGGTCTTGATGAGCAACAGAGAAGAGTTGCAGAGGCACTTGACAATGGTGTTGAGCCTGACCAAATCAGGCAGCATGAGCAGCTTATTGGCTGGCTCAATGACCAAGAAAAGAACATTGAGGTTGAGGGTGATGCAGGTGATGATTTAAGGAGAAGAATCATCATGCAGGATTACCTTAACAAGGGGTTCAAAGTTGAGAGAGCTAAACAGAAAGTAGACAAGATTTTTGAAGATGGTACTGAGGTTGATGAAGCCAAGGAAGCACTTCAGAGTCTGAAACAACACTACACTGAAAGCTATCAGAAACTCCGTGATGATGCAAAGAAGGAAGCTGAACAAGAGGCAGAAGAGAGGAATCAGAAGGCAGCTAGAATCAAGAAGTCCATTATTGAAGGAAAGACCAAATTCTTTGGTGACATTGAACTCAGTAAGGATGTAAGGCAATCAGCCTATGATGCTATTAGCAAGCCTATCTACAGAGACCCTAAAACAGGAGAGACCTACACAGCAGTGCAAAAGCTTGAGCTTGATAACAGCGAAGAGTTCCTAGCTAAATTAGGTCTACTTTATGCCCTTACAGATGGTTTCACTTCTATCAACGGATTGGTTGATAAAAAAGTAAAGAAAGAAGTTAAGAGAGGATTCTCTGAACTTGAGGGGAAAATCAATAACACTGCAAGAAATTCTCATGGTAATCTAGACTTTGCCAGTGGTGTTAATGATGAAAACTCTTTCATAGGAAAAGGGATGAAACTCGATATATAAGAAACTATTAATTCCAAAATTAAACAAGTATGGCAAATTTGCTAGGTAAATTTCAAACTAGAGAGTTCACCTCTTGGAAAGGTCTGACCAGAGACAATCACCTTGGTGCTATCTTTGGTGCAGCTCCTCAGAAGGCTAGTAACCTGATGATTCAGATGCTTGCTGCAAGGAGAGGTAGAACACTTGACACTCTGCTAAGTCAATTCCCTACCAAGTCATTCCCAACAGATGATGAATATCAGTGGGATTTAACTGGTAGTGACAGGCAGAACATCGAGCTTATTGAAGCTAGGGATGAGGATGGCAATGTTGTTACTTCTACTAGTGACAATGTTGGTGTTGGTACTGCCCCTTTCTATCTGGTGTTTGGTAAGGATTGGTTTGCTGATGGTGAATACATCGTTGGTAATCTCAACGAGGTCTATCAGTTCAGAATCCTTGGTGATGCTAGGATGGAAGGAACCAATGCAGTCTACAGAGTAGAACTTGCTGGTGGTAACGAGGATGGTGTTCCTGCTGAGAGACTACTTCAAGGTGAGCTATTCAGTGTGGAAGCTGCTTTCGTTGAGGCAGAAATGTCTAGAGAAGTTGGTGATGTGAGGTTTGCATCTGACATCAAGATGAGAAACGAGTTCTCACACATCAGAATCAAACACAAAGTTCCAGGTAACAAACTTAACAAGAAACTTGCTGTTGGTGTTCCTGTAATTGTTGATGGTAAGAGAACCACAACTAATATGTGGATGCACTATGTAGACTATGCAGTCGAAACTCAGTTTGCTGACTACAAGAACAATGCTATGGCATTTGGTAGGAGCAACAGAAACAGCAATGGTGAGTACACCAACATTGGTAAGTCTGGTAGTGCCATCAAGACAGGTGCTGGTCTTTATGAGCAGATGGAAGTGGCTAACACTATCTATTACAACACCTTCAGTCTGAAACTGATTGAGGAAGCTCTGTATGACCTGTCTTATGGTGAGCTTGACATCAAGGATAGGGTCTTCATTATGAAGACTGGTCAAAAGGGTGCTGAACAGTTCCACAAAGCTATCATGTCTGAGGTCAGCGGATGGAAGATGTTTGCACTCAATGGTGATGCTCTTGGTGTGGTTCAGAAGACCAACAGTCCTCTGCATCAGAATGCTCTGAAGGCTGGCTTCCAGTTTGTTGAGTACCTTGCTCCTATGGGTATCACCCTCAAGGTAGATGTAGACCCATACTACGATGACCCTGTAAGGAACAAGATTCAACACCCTCATGGTGGTCCTGCATTCAGCTACAGGTATGACATCATGGAGATTGGTAGCCCTGAGAATCCTAACATTCAGAAGTGCGTTGTAGAGAATGAACCTGAAAGAAGGGGTTATCAGTGGGGTCCTTTCAGAAATCCTTTCACTGGCCAAACTAACAACAGTTATGCTAGCTATGATGAGGATTCAGCAGTCATCCACAAGATTGCAACACTCGGTGTTCTAGTGTATGACCCAACCAGAACAATGTCTATTATCCCTGCTATTCTACAGGGCTAAATAACAAACAAAGGATAGGGGGTAACTCCCCTACCCATTTTAACCAAAAGGAGAATAAAAAATGGCAAAAGAGAAGAAAGAAGAAAGTCTTGATATTGTACTTGACGAAGAGACAATCAACCAACCAGTAGAAAAAACTCCTATCCCCAAGGATAGTGAACTCTTCCCTGAGGAAGAGACTGAGGTGACTAGACTCTCAGAAGAGAGAAGTTCATTAGTGAACTGCCTTACCAATGAAATTGTCATTGTGAGGTTCATTGCAAAAGCAAGAGGAAATATCACTGACCCAAAGCATGTTCTATTTGGAAACATGGCTCCAAGGTCAAAGGTTAAGTTCCCAGTTCCTATGCTAAGGTCAGGTCAGTATGCTGATGTCCTCACTAAAGAGGAAAAGAAGTTCCTTGAATGGAAACTTGGTCTTGAACCCAATGCACTGAGTGTCTATAATAGGAAGAACAACTTCTGGGATGATTCCAATCAGCAGGGTGTTGGTAGAGTTGAACTGATTAAGGGTGACAACTATTTTGACAAGTCTAAACCACTTGACTATATCAAACTAGCCATCCTGAGAAGCTACAGTGACATCATTGCCCCTTCTATGCAAGCCCTTCAAGACAAGCCAAAGGCAACCTATAGGTTTGTGATGGTCAGTGAAAAAGACTCTGCAAAGGATGCCAATATCAGAGTTACAAGTAAAGCTCAGGCTTACAAGGAGTTTGGTAAGATTGAGGATGACAAGGAGAAGATGAGAGTAGTCATTGAACTTATGGATGGTAGACCTACTGCTGCTAACAGCAAGGTTGAATATCTGCAAGGTAAGATTGGTGAACTCATTGAAACCAATACCAAGCTATTCCTCTCTGTTGTCAGAGACCCATTGCTGGACAACAAGGTTCTTATCAAGAAAGCTATTGAGGCAGGTGTTATTGCCAATAGAGGTAACTACCTGTACTACAAAGCAGACAACACTCCTCTGTGTAGCAATGGAGAAGAACCTACACTGAATATTGCAGCTAAGTTCTTAAGTCTGCCAAAGAACCAAGAACTTAAGTTTACTATTGAAGCTAAAGTAAAAGAATAATATGGTAGCATTAAATGAGTTGAGTACAGAGTTTGATGTGTTATATAATAACATCACATCTAATCAAGCCCCTGGCTTGAATGGGTATGAGAAGAGTGTATTTCTTACAAAAGCTCAGTCTCAACTCATTCCAGAATACTTTAATGCAAGAATAGACAGTTCTGATGGGGGATTTGATAATACACAAAAGAGACAATATGACTTTAGTAGTATCATCACCCATCAGACTTTAAGTCAAATTAGTCCTAATAGAAGATTTGACCCAAGGTCAGTATCCTATAATCTACCACCTGACTGGATGCTCACTCTTAATGAGCAACTATCAGTAAAGGCAGATGCTAATAGTGATGAGGAACTGTTTACTATTAGGCCTGTCTCTTTTGATGAATATGATAGGCTTATGGCTAAGCCATTTAAGTTTCCTATAAAGAATCAAGCTTGGAGATTGATTACAAACAATGGTACTTGGACAGAAACCACAACTGAAACTGAAACTATAGAACATCCTAATGCTTATGTTCAATACTTAGGAGGTAAGTATGTCAATTGGTCAGTAATAAGTAAAACTTCTAATGCTTTCTATTTAGAAATAAGATTAGGAATGGGTGGAGATATGGTTTATGACCCTACAAATAATCTTTTATATGTTCCTGCAACCTTTACTTTAAAAGATTTAGTAATCTTTATTGAAAGTAGGATTACAGGTGTTACTGTAAAGATTTTAAGAAATACATCCTTAGAAGATGATATTCCAGTTTTGAGTCAAATATCTATACATCCACTTGTTGAAGACATTCTTTTTACTCTTTTTGGGCAAGGTATTACTACCTTGGAAACACAAGTAGTACATACTTACACAGGTAAAGTTGTTGAACTAATTGGTAGAACAGGAAACAAAACATTACAGAATGTAAATTCTATTACTTATAGAATGAGATATGTCAAAGTCCCTTCTCCAATTATCCTTGAAGACCTGACTAATTATGGAGAGAACATCAGTATTCAAGGACAGACTGCTCCAAGTACTCTAGACCTGCCTGATGAATTTTATAAAGAGATTCTTGAGAGGGCAGTTACTCTAGCTAAAATATCTTGGCAAGGTGCTACAATGACGCAGACAGCCTTAGCTGTTCAAGCGAATAAATAATTTAAATAAAAGAACATGACTAGACGGGAATTTAGTGATACTTTCACTACAATGCTTAATAGTTACAGCACACAAGCTCAGTTTGGGGAGCAAGCCTCAAAGAGAGATATTACACTAGATGAGTATGAAAAATCAGTGCTGCTTACCAAGGCTCAAGAAGAGCTTGTAATGAGCTATTATGATGGAAAGAATATCTATGGAGACTCATTTGAAGCTACTGAAGAGCTTAGAAGACAACTTGATTCTTTGGTAAAAACCAAAGTGTACACAACTCAAGATATGATTGAAGGTACAGGTGTTAGTAATAACTCAGTGTTCTTTCAATTACCTAGTGACCTAGCTTTCATTACTATGGAACAAATCACTTATAATGATGAGAGTCTAGGTTGCTACAATGGCTCAAGGATAAATGTACAACCTACTAGGCAGGATGAATATAATAAAATCAAGAATAATCCTTTCAGAGGTGCCACAAAGTATAAAGCCCTAAGGCTTGATGCAGGGGATGGGATTGTTGAAATTATATCAAAGTATCAAGTAGGTAACTACTTGATTAGGTATGTCAGCAAACCTGAACCTATAATCCTTGAGGATTTACCTGATGGTCTTACCATTGAAGGTGTCAGTGTAGCTACTGAATGCAAATTAAACTCAATCTTACATAAGATTATACTCGAAAGAGCAGTGCTGATGGCTCTTAGAGCAAAAGGAATAAATACAGACAGATAACAATATTGTTTAACTAAACCTTTTTAACAAAATGGCACAAATTTTCACATCTAATCAGGTGAACCATGCCTATGTGGTAAATTCACTTATTGATAACAAACCAACCAAGGCTAGCAGTGAGGGTGCAACTTATCTTGGTTACAATAGTGTGGATAAAGCTATCTACTTTATGCAGAGAGGTGCTACTGGTGTAGTGAGGACTGACCTCATTGACATAGACAAGATTATGCACATCACCTATACTCCTGCTAGTAAGATGGCTAGAAAGAAGAATGCTGCTCTTATCACTCTTAATACCAATGCTGGTATTGTGGCAGGAGAAGATTATCTTCTGAGACTCGTATTCCAAAATCCTATTGGAATGTCTCCTGACCATGAGTATTGGAAGCAGGGTGTTGTTCATGCTGTTACAGGCATGACTGCCTCCCAGTTCTATGCAAAGATGGCCAAGAGTCTTGCAATTAATCTCTCAAGAGAGGCTACCAAGCTGCTTAATATCTATCTTACTACTTCAGGCAGTGATGTAGAGGTTAATGCTGACAAGAACCAGTCTCTTACTGGAACTTATACTGGTATTAAGCTTGTTGAGGCTGCTCAGGATTGGGTGCTTGGTGTAAAGCAAGATAAGCCTATTAAGTTTAGAATCAACAATTCATCTATTACCAAGAACAATCTTAAGGTCTTCTGGGCTGATGTTGTTTATAATAATGGTTACAAGATGAATGGTGGTGAAGAGGTCACTGATGAATATATAACCACAGGTCTTCCTGATGGTGGTACTGTTACCAACGGACATCTTGCAGCTGAACTTGAGTACTTCTCAATGGGTGAGAGAGCTGACCTTTACAGAGGTATGGGATGGCCTGATGTAAGGAATACAGAATATCTTGTAGACCCCACCAAGGAGTATGATATGATTGGTATCCATTATTACTACATTGGTAGTAATCATGCTGTTCAGAAGTCAGAGAAAGACCTTACTCTGATTATTCCTAGGGCTGCCAGTGATACAACTGCTGCTAATCTTGGTGCTCTTGCAAGCAGCATTAAGACTGCTATTGAGGCGAAGGTCAATCCTCTTGATGGAAGATATGAACCTGCTTCCTAAAGGGAGAAAAAAAAAGAGATATTAGTCTTCCTCTCTTTTAATATAATGATTTTCATTATATATTTGTTTAATTCAAAATTTTTATGTATCTTTGCAATATAATTGTAAAGATACATAAATTTTTTATTATGGTGACAGGAGTGATTTACAGGTATATAAGTCCCTCAGGAAAGTCTTATATAGGACAAACTACTAATGAAGTCTATGGACGAAGAATGTGGTTTGGGAGAGGTAGATATACAGGTGGAAGAAGTAAAATAGATAGAGCAAGAAAAAAGTATGGGAGAGAAAATTTTAAGTATGAGGTCATTCATAAACAACAATTTTCCACACTTGAAGAGGCTACAATAGAACTTAATAGATTAGAAGCATATTATATTGGTTATTATGATACTTATAAAAATGGTTATAATTCTACTATTGGAGGTGATGGCTCAAGAGGTTATAAAGTGGGTGATGTG